GGGTTACCCCCAAACGAATCGGAAAATCGATACTGGAAAAACTCTAACTCGGTGGCCAGTTTTTGTTGACCACTTCAGTCAGACGAAGCGCGACTGGCTCTCGAATGGAAAGCGCGATGGGGAGATCGGGCTGCATGACTATCAAATCAAATACGCCAGCACACGACAAGGACTGCTGGCAAACGCCGCTTTGGCTTTTTGATGCACTGGATATTGAGTTTGGATTCTGGCTGGATTCGGCAGCGAGCGACAAAAATGCTCTGTGCGCTCACTGGCTAACTGAGGACGACGACGCGCTCAATTCTGAGTGGGTAAGCCACGGTGCAATCTGGAATAACCCACCGTACAGCAATATCAGGCCGTGGGTGGAAAAAGCCGCTGAGCAGTGTATACAACAGCGACAGACGGTAGTGATGCTTGTGCCAGAGGATATGTCTGTCGGATGGTTCAGCAAGGCTCTGGAGAGTATTGACGAAGTTCGCATCATCACTGATGGACGGATTAATTTTATCGAACCATCGACAGGGCTGGAGAAGAAGGGAAACAGCAAAGGTTTCATGCTGCTGATTTGGCGACCGTTCATCAGTCCTCGACGGATGTTTACTACCGTATCCAAAGCAGCATTGATGGCGATCGGGCAGGGCGTCAGGAGGGCGGCATGAGGCGACAGCGACGAAGTATCACCGACATAATCTGCGAAAACTGCAAATACCTTCCAACGAAACGCTCCAGAAATAAACGCAAGCCAATCCCAAAAGAATCTGACGTAAAAACCTTCAACTACACGGCTCACCTGTGGGATATCCGGTGGCTTAGAGAACGTGCGAGGAAAACAAGGTGATTGACCCAAATCGAAGTTACGAACAACAAAGCGTCGAGCGGGCTTTAACGTGCGCTAACTGCGGTCAGAAGCTGCATGTGCTGGAAGTTCACGTGTGTGAGCGTTGTATATATGAATGCTTAAATATGGTGGAACATAATGAGAAATATAAGCAACATAGACGAATTAAGAAATAAATTATCATATGATGATGTTTTAGGTGTACTTAGATGGAAAGTGTCTCCTTCTAATAATGTTAAGGTTGGCAGTGTTGCTGGTTACATTAGGAGTGATGGTTATAGGATGTTAACTATCGATGGTGTAATTACTTATGCTCACCACGTTATATGGATGATAAATAATGGTGAGATTCCATTAGGGTATAAAATTGACCATATAAATGGAGTAAGGTCAGATAATAGGCTATCTAATCTTCGATTGGTTACACACCAACAGAATGCACAGAACCAAAAGAGAAAAATAACCAATTCGTCAGGAGTGACTGGAGTATATTTCAATAAAGAGAGATGCAAGTGGATTGCGAATATATGCGTAGATGGGCGCACCAAATATCTTGGAATATTTGCTAGCATCATTGACGCTATTGCAGAAAGGAAGAGGGCAGAAAAAGAACTGGGTTTTCATGAAAACCATGGCAGACCATAACTGCGCAGAACTGATGAGCGATCCGAATAGCTCAATGTACGAGGAAGAAGACGATGAGTGATGTTAAAGAAAAAGATATCCCCGGCTTTGAGGGTATATATAAAGTAACTGAAAATGGAGACATCATTTCATGCCGTAAATCAAAAAAATTATCTCATGGCATTAAACCAGGAGGATATGCATTTGTCGGTCTGTATCCAGGTGGCGGGAAAAGGGAGGGGATTGATGTTTAGAAGCAAAAAATGGCTTCAGGCAGTCAGGGATATTGAATTTTGCGTTCTTTGCGGAAGATACGGAGTTCAGGCCGCTCACAGAAATGAAGGGAAGGGGGTTGGGATTAAAGTAGATGATTGCCTTACTGCTGCGCTATGTGTTGATTGTCATTCAAGAATTGATAATGGAAGAGATATGAGCAGGGAAGAGCGAAGGGCTGAAATGGATCGGGCCATTGTGCTTACCCTTAAAAAATTGGTTAACAATGGGAGGGTGTTTGTCCAATGAACGAATATCAGTTTGTGCTTCCATACCCGCCGTCGCTGAATACCTACTGGCGAAGAAGGGGAAGCCAATACTACATCAGCGATAAAGGCCAGAAATACCGAAAAGATGTACAGCAAATAATCCGCCAACTCAAGTTAGACATTTTCACCAAATCACGACTCCGCATCAAAGTCATCGCAGACGTTCCAGACTCCCGCCGCCGCGACCTCGATAACATCCTGAAAGGTTTACTCGACTCGCTTATCCACGCCGGATTTGCGGAAGACGACGAGCAATTCGATGACATTCGCGTAATTCGTGGTGTGAAAGTACCAGGCGGAAGGCTTGGAATAAAAATCACCGAACTGGAGAACGTATGAACAAAGCATTCGAACGATATATGCGCCAGCGTTATGGCAATCGCTATGACCTGACGCGAGATGTTGAAGGATTCTACTGTCGTGAAATTGTGAAACGAATGTTTGAAGTTTGGTGTCATTGCAAAGGATGGGAGGTCTGATGCGGTTAACTCCAGTATACAGCATGGTTAACTTCATTAATGACGCGCACTTTCGCCGCGTATGGAGACATCCGAAGAAAACCATCAACTCTAGCCAGAAAGCATGGGTTCATTACATGTTACAGGTATGGGGCAAGGTTAACGCCGGAGATTGCTCTCCTGGTGGTGCAATTAACGTTATCGGTCGCCTGATGATTCGCAGTCAGTGGAGCGATGACAAGGCTAAGCAGATAGAGTCTGTCGTCATGCGCCTGTACGAAGAAGATGGGCTGCGCGGAGATGAGCTATACAAGAAAGCTCGCGAACTGGTCATTCCTCAATCATCGTTTAGCCACATCATCACTCTCGCCAAAGAATCAGATGATGCGGCTTTCGTTGAACGTGTGATGGTCAAGACTTTTCACCGTGAAAGCCCCGTCCGCGATGTAGCTATTAAGCGATATTGCAATCGCAATTGCACGCAAGATATAGCCAGGATGATTTCTTATATAACAGGTGCTGATATTCAGTATTGTCGTAAGCGAGTGGTGTGGTGTGAGAAAGTGCTGGAGTCAGAAATGTTTTATGCAATGAAACGAGAATTGGAGAAAGAATTTCCATTAATAGCGGCCTGAACTGAAATAATTTTGTAAATGCGTTGCTTCCGAGAAATGAAAGTGGTATTTTTCGTATATGCTCGGAGCAAAAGCGAACTGAGCAGCGAAATTGAAATCCTGATTTCCCCGGTTGTCGATAATATTTAGGGTCGACATACTGGCTAGATTAGGTAAGAGCCTCGGCATAAACGTCGGGGCTTTTTTGTTTGCACAACAGGTAAGAGCATTGAACCCGCAGACCTCGCGGAATTGGCGAAAGGTGCCGCGCAGTGCTCTTATCGTTGTGGTGAAGCTCAATGGCGAGCTAGCAGATAGGCGATAGTGAAAATACTAGTCATGTAGCTGACCGCCGCGCGTACTGCAATCGGCAGCGCACCGATGGAAGCCGGTTCGATTCCGGCTGCCACAACCCAAACTGAGCCGTAGCCACTGGCTATCCTAGATTCATCAGTGATAGTTATGCTGCGGCCTTCTACACATGACCTTCGTGAAAGCGGTGGCAAGAGGTTGCGCTAACAACCTCCTGCCATTTTGCCCGTGCATATCGGTCACGAACAAATCTGATTACTAAACACAGTAGCCTGGATTTGTTCTATCAGTAATCGACCTTATTCCTAATTAAATAGAGCAAATCCCCTTACTGGGGGTAAGACATGAAGATGCCAGAAAAACATGACCTGTTAGCCGCCATTCTCGCGGCAAAGGAACAAGGCATCGGGGCAATCCTTGCGTTTGCAATGGCGTACCTTCGCGGCAGATATAATGGCGGTGCGTTTACAAAAACAGTAATCGACGCAACGATGTGCGCCATTATCGCCTGGTTCATTCGTGACCTTCTCGACTTCGCCGGACTAAGTAGCAATCTCGCTTATATAACGAGCGTGTTTATCGGCTACATCGGTACTGACTCGATTGGTTCGCTTATCAAACGCTTCGCTGCTAAAAAATCCGGAGTAGAAGATGGTGGAAATCAATAATCAACGTAAGGCGTTCCTCGATATGCTGGCGTGGTCAGAGGGAACAGATAACGGACGACAGAAAACCAGAAATCACGGTTATGACGTCATTGTTGGCGGAGAGCTATTCACTGATTACTCCGATCACCCTCGCAAACTTGTCACGCTAAACCCCAAACTCAAATCAACAGCAGCCGGACGTTACCAGCTTCTTTCCCGTTGGTGGGATGCTTACCGTAAGCAGCTTGGCCTGAAAGACTTCTCTCCCAAAAGCCAGGACGCTGTTGCGCTGCAGCAGATTAAGGAGCGTGGCGCTTTACCGATGATTGATCGCGGTGATATTCGTCAGGCAATCGACCGTTGCAGCAATATCTGGGCTTCACTGCCGGGTGCTGGTTATGGTCAGTTCGAGCATAAGGCTGACAGCCTGATTGCAAAATTCAAAGAAGCTGGCGGAACGGTCAGAGAGATTGAGGTATGAGCAGAGTAACCGCGATTATCTCCGCTCTGGCTATCTGCATCATCGTTTGCCTGTCATGGGCTGTTAATCATTACCGTGATAACGCCACCGCCTACAAAGAGCAGCGCGATAACAAGGCCAGTGAACTGGAGAAGGCGAACGCCACCATCGCTGACATGCGGAAGCGTCAACGTGATGTAGCAGAACTCGACGCAAGATACACAAAGGAGCTTGCTGATGCTAACGCGACTATCGAAAGTCTCCGTGCTGATGTTTCTGCTGGGCGTAAGCGCCTGCAAGTCGCCGCCACCTGTGCAAAGTCAACGACCGGAGCCAGCGGCATGGGCGATGGAGAAAGCCCAGGACTTACAGCAGATGCTGAACTCAATTATTACCGTCTCCGAAGTGGAATCGACAAGATAACCGCGCAGGTTAACTACCTGCAGGAATACATCAGGACGCAATGCCTGAAATGATCGGGCGATGAAAACCAAAAAAACAGGAGCAATACATGACTAAGTTTTATCACCGCATCTCAACTTTTCTCTCTGGTTGCTGGGTGTTTATCACGTCTATTTCGTTCGCCATCTTTAGTTTCGGTAGCACAGCGTGCTCGCTTAGTCGGGGTCTGTGGCGTGCTATTTCAGCACTAGCGCCGAAATTTTTACCTGAAAAGGCTGTTTGGCGAATTGTAGAGCGAATGTGTAGTGAGAGCGTTCGCGAGAAGATTAACGTATTTGGACGTTATCCTCGAAATACAGGCGCATTGTGCAGTCCGTTACTGTAGTCATCACAAAGCCTATCTACGGGTGGGCTTGATAATGAAACCGGAATTTATTCTGGGCAACCAGTTACGGCAGTACAGCGAAACAACCCAAGCCAGTAAGTGGGGAAATAACACTGGCAGCCACTGAAAGATGAACCTCCAGCCTTATGGCAAAAAAGATTCTTTGTGGTGGCGGACTGATGGAAAGACATCGGTTATTGCAGAGACCATTCAATGAGTGGTCTCGACAATGGCTTATACCCTACACGGGATAACTTAACTGATATCCCTTTTAACGGATAAACGGAGCCAACAATGGCAGAGATTATTCCCATGACTGAAGAACAGAAATTCCAGTTAGAGATTTACAAACTGGTCATGAACCAGAACGCAGCCGCAGAAGAAGCATTTCAATTCATTGGCACTGACGAGCTGAAGCTTGAGCTATTCAAAATTCACTTCCAGTCAGGCGGCGCTAATTCAGATATCACGATCCGCACACTTGAAGCGGTGCGTAAATCTAAGGAAGCGTTAGACCTGTTCACTACCGGAACATGATGTGAGCCGCGTAATCAATTTGGGTAAGGAGAAGAAATTCCCAATTACTCAAGAGCTATACGAGCGGCTTGAAAGCGTCATCCATGATTACGATGGTGAAATAAGTTTATGCGAGGCGATTGGCACACTCGAATTGCTGAAGCAGTCACTGATTGAAGGCGCGAAAGAGTCCTCAACCTGAAATGACAATTAAGTGAGATAAATATGGCGACTGAACCAAAAGCTGGTCGCCCCTCTGATTATATGCCGGAGGTGGCTGACGATATCTGCTCGTTGCTTTCTTCTGGCGAAAGTTTGCTGAAAGTATGTAAGCGTCCTGGTATGCCGGATAAGTCCACTGTTTTCCGCTGGTTGGCAAAGCATGAGGATTTTCGCGACAAGTACGCGAAGGCAACTGAGGCGCGAGCTGATTCTATTTTCGAAGAGATATTCGAAATTGCTGACACTGCGATTCCAGATGCTGCTGAGGTGGCAAAGGCAAGACTTCGCGTTGATACCCGCAAATGGGCGCTGGCCCGAATGAATCCCCGTAAGTATGGCGACAAGGTAACTAACGAGCTTGTCGGCAAAGACGGCGGCGCAATCCAGATTGAAACATCACCGATGAGCACTCTATTCGTAAAATGACCTCGATTAATCCTATCTTTGAACCGTTCATTGAGGCGCATCGCTACAAAGTTGCCAAAGGCGGTCGAGGTAGCGGTAAATCATGGGCAATTGCGAGGCTGCTTGTTGAAGCGGCGCGTCGGCAGCCAGTGCGTATTCTCTGCGCTCGTGAACTGCAAAACAGTATCAGCGATTCGGTAATCCGGTTGCTTGAAGACACCATAGAGCGTGAAGGGTATACGGCTGAGTTTGAAATTCAGCGTTCTATGATTCGTCATCTCGGAACGAATGCTGAATTCATGTTCTACGGCATAAAAAACAACCCGACGAAGATTAAATCGCTCGAAGGCATTGATATCTGCTGGGTTGAAGAAGCGGAAGCGGTAACGAAGGAATCGTGGGATATCCTGATTCCAACCATCCGTAAGCCGTTCTCTGAAATATGGGTAAGTTTCAACCCGAAAAACATCCTCGACGATACCTATCAGCGATTCGTCGTAAATCCTCCCGATGATATTTGTCTGCTGACGGTGAACTACACCGACAATCCGCACTTTCCTGAAGTTCTCCGTCTGGAGATGGAAGAGTGTAAACGCAGAAATCCGACACTGTATCGTCACATCTGGCTTGGTGAGCCAGTAAGCGCAAGTGATATGGCAATCATCAAACGTGAATGGCTTGAAGCTGCTACCGATGCGCACAAGAAACTCGGATGGAAAGCGAAAGGCGCTGTTGTCTCTGCGCATGACCCGTCAGATACAGGGCCAGATGCTAAAGGTTACGCATCGCGTCACGGTTCGGTGGTTAAGCGCATTGCCGAAGGTCTGCTGATGGACATCAACGATGGTGCTGACTGGGCTACTTCGCTGGCGATTGAAGACGGCGCTGACCATTACCTGTGGGATGGTGATGGTGTTGGTGCCGGGCTACGCAGACAGACAACGGAAGCGTTCTCCGGCAAGAAAATCACCGCTACGATGTTCAAGGGCAGCGAATCGCCATTTGATGAAGATGCACCATATCAGGCCGGAGCATGGGCTGATGAAGTCGTGCAGGGCGACAACGTTCGCACTATTGGCGATGTATTCCGCAATAAGCGAGCGCAATTCTATTACGCGCTGGCTGACAGGCTGTATCTGACATATCGGGCGGTTGTCCACGGTGAGTATGCAGACCCCGACGACATGCTGAGTTTCGACAAAGAAGCGATAGGCGAGAAGATGCTGGAGAAGCTGTTTGCAGAACTGACGCAGATTCAGCGCAAATTCAATAACAACGGGAAGCTGGAGCTAATGACTAAGGTCGAAATGAAGCAGAAGCTAGGTATTCCATCTCCTAACCTGGCTGATGCGTTGATGATGTGTATGCATTGCCCTGAGTCGGCTGCGCAACCCGACTATTCCAGTTACTCAATTCCTTGTGGTGTAGGTTGATATGGCAGAAAAAAAGATGACTGACTGGCATCGCAAGGTGCTGTGCAACTTTGATAATGCCTGGTCAGCAACGCAGGATATGCGTGAGCAGATTATTGAGGCTCAACGTTTCGTCCGGGTGTCCGGCGCACAGTGGGAAGGCAGCACAAACGCTGGTTACTCATTTGATGAAGGTAGGTTTGAGCATTACCCGCGCTTTGAACTAAATAAGATTGCCCGTGAATGTGATCGCATCATTGGCGAGTATCGACAGAATCGCATCAGCGTTAAATTCAGGCCGAAGGACGATAAGGCATCGGAAGCGTTAGCCGAAAAGATGAACGGCAAATTCCGCGCTGACTATCAGGAAACATCCGGTGGCGAAGCGTGTGATAACGCATTTGATGATGCTGTAACGGGCGGATTCGGTTGTTTCCGCATGTGTGCCGATTACGAAGATGAAATGGATCCGAGTAACGAGCAACGCCGTATAAGCCTTCTCCCTGTTTACGACCCAGCGACATGCGTCTTCTTTGATCAGGACAGCAAGCAATATGACCGCTCTGATGCTATGTGGGCTATGGAAATGTTCTCCATGACGCCTAAAGCGTTCGAGGCTGAATACCCTGATTCCATCGCGGCAAGCCTTTCTCGTGATGACACTGGCACTCAATATGACTGGTCAACGCCCGATGCCATCTATGTTGGACGCTACTACGAAGTTCGCATAGAGAAGGTGAAGCTCACGGCGTGGCGCAACCCTGTTAGCGGAGAAACGGCAATCTATGATGAAGAGCAAATCAAAGATGTTGTCGACGAGCTAACCGATGGCGCATTCGAACTGATTGGTGAGCGAACGGTGAAGAAACGCCGCGTTTATTGCGGCCTTCTGTCTGGCGCTGAATGGCTGGAAGAACCGAAGCGTATTCCGGGCGAACATATTCCTCTCATCCCGGTATATGGGCGTCGTTCATTTGTTGATAATCAGGAGCGAATCGAAGGCCACGCAGCAAAAGCGATGGATGCACAGCGTCTTGAGAACCTGATGGTTTCCATGATTGCAGATAACGCCACTCAGGCTGGCGGTGATGGTATTCCTGTAGTTGATGTTGACATGATTCCTGGTCCTCTCGCCACTCATTGGGCGGAGCGCAACAAAAAGCGCCCGGCGTTCCTGCCGATGGTCAGTCTGAAAAACAAAAACGGAGATATTACTGCGCAGGCTCAGGTCAGCAGTTATACACCTCCAACACAAATGCCTCCTGCTCTTGCCGGGCTATTACAGTACACCGGAACGGCTATTCAGCAAATTACAGGTGCGTCGCAGCTTGAGAACATGCCGAGCAACGTCGCTACCGATACCGTTGATAGCATCTTTAACAGGATGGACACGCAGTCATATATCTACATGGACAACATGGCTAAATCCATGCGTCGCGCTGGCGTTGTGTGGCTTTCTATGGCGCGTGAGGTCTATGGCAGCGATACGCCAATGCGCATCGTTAATGAGGACGGCAGCGATGACGTGGCGCTGATGACTGGTGAAGTGGTTGACCGTCAGACAGGGCAGGTTATCGCGCTTAACGACCTTTCGCAGGGTAACTATGAAGTGACTGTCGATGTTGGTCAGTCGTTCGCTACTCGCCGTGATGCAACGGTTAAGTCGTTACTTTCCATGCTGGCACTTATCCCGCCTGGAACGCCGAAACACGACCTTGTGTCGTCTCTTATTCTCGACAATATGGACGGCGAAGGGATGGACGACCTTAAAGAATACAACCGCAATCAGTTGCTTCTGTCTGGCGTTATCAAGCCGAAAACGCCAGAAGAACAGCAAATGGTTGAGCAGGCGAAACAACAACAGGCCAGTCAGCCAGATCCGGCTATGGTTGCTGCGCAAGGTCAGCTTCTTGCTGGTCAGGCTGAATTGCAGAAAGCGCAGAACGAACAGGCAGCCATTCAGGTTAAAGCATTCCAGGCACAGACTGATGCTCATGTTGCAGCGGCAAATGTTGTGAAAATCCTCGCATCTGCCGATAGCCAGCAGAAATCTGATATCCGCGAGGCTCTGAAACTGCTCGGACAGTTCCAGCAACAGCAAGGAGACAATGCCCGTGCTGATGCAGAGCTTGTCCTGAAAAGTCAGGCGCAGGGACATGCACAACGCATGGACATCAGCAGCATCCTGCAAAAATCAACTCAGCAACAACCACAGCAGTAATTAACCCATAACGTGCAATGGCTGTCTTTATGAGGCCTGGCACCCTATTGCCTTCCGATGGGCTGAACATCGAGTAAACAGGGGTAACAAATGGACCAGATGGCAGAAAACACACCAGAAGTTGAAATCGAAACCGACGCGTCAGAGCAGATTCCTGATGATGTCAAACTGGCTGAAGAAGTCGAAACAGAAGATGGCAGTGAGTACTCCGGCAATGATGCAGAGAAAGCTACTGAAACTGATGACGACGAATCAGAACAGGAATTCTACTTTGGTGACGAAAAGCTGGATTCGCCAACCAGCGAAGATGGCGCAGAGCATGGACTGGTAAAACACCTGCGCAAGACGATTAAAGAGAAAGACCGTGAGCTGAAAGAGCTGATGCGTCAGTCTCAGAAACCCGTCGAGCAGCAGCCGGTAATCACTCAACCACCTCGAATGCCAAAACTGGATGATGAGGACATTGGTTTCGATGAAGAAATCTACCAGCAACGCATGGCTAAGTGGGCAGAGGATAACGGCAAGTACCAGCAACAGGAGATGGCTCGCAAGCAGAAGGAGCAGGAGCTTCAGGCTGCCTATCAAGAGCGATTATCCAAATATCAGCAACGTGTTAAGGCTCTCAAAGTTCCTGGCTATCAGGAAGCTGAGCAGGCCGTACTCGAGGAAATCCCCATCGAGACACAAAACGCGATCCTGTTTGAGTCAGAGAAGCCGGAAATCGTTGTTCTGGCGCTCGGTCGCAACGCTGAACTGCGCAAGAAACTGGCAGAAGCTACCAACCCCGTAGCAATTGGTCGTCTGCTGGAACGTATCGAATCGAAGGCCAGAATCATGCCAAAAGCAAAAACCACGGCAGCCACAACCCCGACAGTTAAGGGGAGCAACGGCGCAGTAATCAATAACCTCGACAAACTTCTCGAAAAAGCACGCGACACCGGTGATTACACCGAATACCGGGCGGCGAAGAACAAAGCTAAAAAATAATCCATCGGAGCTAAATACCTATGTCTAACCAGTTAACCAAAGACCTCGAAATCCTCTTTGAGAGCGTCATTGATAGTTTTGAGGCGTCCAATGTCGTTTCCCGCGAGTGCAGCAAGTTCCGACCGGGCGACATTGAAATGCAGCGCGCTGGCGACGTTGTTTATCGCCCTCAGGGCTACCACCTGAAAACCGTGAGCGGACTTGATCTGACTTCGGCCACTGCAAACTCACTCGTTCAGCGTCAGGTGCCTGCTCGCTTCCGCGAGCCAGAGAACGTCATCTACGAACTGGACGCAAAAGAAATGCGCGATCCGTGGCACAAAGAGCAGGCTGGCAAGGCGGCGGGTCGCCAGTTGGCGGCGTGGGTTGATAACATGATCGTCGATGAGGTGGTCGCTCGCTCCACCAACGTGGTCACCATTAAATCGGCGTCCACCGGTAGCACTCTCGGCGAAGAACTCTGGAACGCATCGGCTGACGTTGATGCAATGATGCTGTCCATTGGTGTGCCTCAGGGTGGTCAGCGCAAGGCGTTCTACAACCCGTTCAACTACAAAGACCTGGCTAAGGAGCTTGGCTCTCGCGCATATGCGGTCGGTGCAACTCTGACAGCCTATGAGAAAGCTCAGATTCCACCTGTGGCATCCTTCGACAGTTTCCGCGTTGATTATGCTGGCGCAATGAAGGCTGGTTCAGCTACCGCTGTAACTCTCGGCGGCGCAGTAAAACACAAAGTTACCGCGATGGATTCCAACGGCGCGCCTACCGATAACCGCCAGGGTGACATCACCGTATCCACTGCTGACGTACTGGCTGTCGGCGATGCATTCACTATCGCAGGCGTTAACAGTGTCCACATGATCAAGAAGGTGGATACAGGTAAGCCGCAGGTATTCCGCGTCCTGGCAGTAAATGGCACTACCGTTACCATCAGCCCGAAAATTCTGCCACCAGACAACGCGGATAAGGCGTCTATTCCTTACCAGAACGTTACCGCCAATCCGGTGGAAAACGCGGCGATCACCATCCTCAACAAGAAGGCTGCGGCTTCCAACATCTTCTTCGCTGAGGGTTCTGTTGAGCTGATGTATGGCAAGTTGGCATTCCCTACCGGCCAGGGTCCGCAGGTTATGACCGCAAGGACCGAGCAGGGTGCGACCATCATCATGGCTTACCAGTTCGACGCTAAATCTGGCAAAACGTGGACTCGCTTCACCACGCTGGCTGGCGCAAGCGTACTGGTCCCGGAATTCACCGGCCTGGTACTGGCTAACCAGTAATCCAAGGGGCTTCGGCCCCTCTTTTTTTTTGGAGATCGAAATGTCTCAAATCATGCTTTATAAGCCGGGATCGATGATCACCTGCGGCCCCCACTCGCTGGATTACATCATCGTTGATGACGAAGAAGTTAAATCTCACCTGAAAAAAGGCTGGGTAAAAACTCCTGAAGAAACCGCAACGAAGCAAAAAGTGGCTAAGGCGGAAGAAGATGGCGAAAATGAAGGGTGATCTCGTTCTAAAGGCTTTACGAAAAGCCGGGCTGTATTCCAATGCCACGTTGACAGATGCTGACCCTCAGGCAATTGAAGATGCCATTAATGACCTCGAAGACATGATGGCAGCATGGCAGGCTAAAGGTATCGAGCTTGGATATCAGTTTGCTGATACAGAAAACGGCATCATGCCGTTACCTGACGATGATTCAGGTATCCCTGCATGGGCAAATGATGGCGTCGCTTTGAAACTCGCTGTGCAAGTGTGCATGGATAACGTCATTCAGCCGTCAGACGCTCTCCTTACCGCTGCTGACAGTGCATATCAGACAATCTGCATCGCTTTAACCAAAATACCACCACTTGAGCGGCGAAATGACATGCCTCGCGGTAGTGGTAACAAAAGCGCGTTTACGTGGAATCGGTTTTACATCGAGAAAGATGATCCGAGTACGTGAGGTGAATAAATGCCGATTCAGCAACTTCCGCTTATGAAAGGTGTCGGCAAAGACTTTCGAAACGCCGACTATATCGACTATCTGCCAGTGAATATGCTGGCTACGCCCAAAGAAATACTCAACAGCAGCGGATATCTTCGCTCATTCCCGGGCATTGCCAAACGTTCTGATGTGAACGGCGTATCGCGGGGCGTCGAGTACAACATGGCGCAGAATGCTGTTTATCGCGTGTGTGGTGGCAAGCTCTACAAAGGCGAAAGCGAAGTAGGTGACGTCGCCGGAAGTGGTCGCGTATCAATGGCGCATGGTCGAACATCTCAGGCTGTAGGAGTTAATGGTCAACTGGTCGAGTATCGCTATGATGGCACGGTTAAAACCGTCTCAAACTGGCCTACAGATCGCGGATTCACGCAGTATGAGTTAGGTTCGGTTCGCGACATTACACGCTTACGTGGCCGTTATGCGTGGTCAAAAGACGGAACTGATTCATGGTTCATCACTGACCTTGAAGACGAATCGCATCCTGACCGTTACAGCGCACAATATCGCGCAGAATCGCAGCCGGACGGCATCATCGGCATCGGAACATGGCGAGACTTCATCGTCTGCTTTGGTTCATCGACGATTGAATATTTTTCCCTGACTGGGGCAACCACCGTTGGTGCCGCTTTGTATGTCGCACAGCCATCACTGATGGTGCAGAAAGGCATTGCCGGAACTTACTGCAAAACGCCGTTTGCTGATTCCTATGCTTTCATCAGCAATCCGGCAACAGGTGCGCCGTCTGTATACATCATCGGATCCGGTCAGGTGTCACCAATCGCCAGCGCGAGCATTGAGAAAATCCTCCGCTCCTACACTGCTGATGAACTGGCTGATGGCGTGATGGAATCGTTGCGCTTTGATGCTCATGAGTTGCTGATTATCCACCTTCCGCGCCACGTCCTAGTATATGACGCATCTTCAAGCGCCAATGGTCCGCAATGGTGTGTGTTGAAAACTGGCTTGTATGACGATGTGTACCGCGCTATCGACTTCATTTACGAAGGCAATCAGATAACGTGCGGCGATAAGCTGGAATCCGTGACCGGGAAATTGCAGTTCGACATCAGCAGCCAGTATGGGCTGCAGCAAGAACATATTTTATTTTCACCATTAATAAAGGCAGATAATGTCATTATTAATGACCTTGAATTAGAAACATCAGGCGGCGTGTGTGATAGAATAGATAAAATATTTATATCAGCAACAACAGATGGAATAAATTACGGCAGGGAACAAATGGTCGTATTGCAATCTCCATTTGTATATGACAATCGAGTCTTATGGCGCAGGATTGGAAGAGTTAGACGTCTCATCGGTTTTAAATTCAGAGTTATTGCAAAAGGCCCGGTTACATTATCCGGACTGTCTATTCGTACAACATAAATCGAAACTTAAGGAGTAGATATGTTAAGTGAAGATATTAGAGATGTAGTTGGTTATGAGGGGCTTTATGCGGTAACTCGTGATGGTAGAGTTTACTCTCACTCAAGGATAATAAATACATGCCATGGGGCTACTCGATTAATGAAGGGTAGATGGCTGAAGCCAGCAAAGGATGGGGGCGGATATCTATTTGTTGGTCTCTGTAAGGATGGAGAGGTTAAACCAAAAAAAATACATCGAATTGTTGCTGAGGCATTTATTGAAAACAAAGAATCTAAACCATTCATCAACCATATAGATAATAATAATCAAAATAATAATGTAGAAAATCTTGAATGGTGTACGCAACATGAAAACATGCAGCATTGCTCTAGAAGCGGTAGGGTGAAAATACCTCATTATGTGGGTTCTGAACATCCATCGTCCAAATTAAATGAAGATATAGTTCTGGTCATAAAAAATGATTTGATTACGCCAATTAGCGAGTTAGCTGCAAGATATAATGTGACTGTTCAGGCCATACACGCCATTAAAAAAGGGAAGACATGGAGGCATGTGAATGGCTGATCCCAATCTCAACGTGCCAGTAACTATCCAGGCCACCCGGCTAGACACATCAATCCTGCCGCGAAATATCTTCTCGCAGTCGTACCTGCTGTACGTTATCGCTCAGGGTACCGATGCCAGTAACGTGGCTAACAAGGCAAATCAGGCTGGTCAGGGCGCTTACGATGCTCAGGTGAAAAACGATGAACAGGACGTCGAACTGGCAGATCACGATTCAAGAATCACCGCAAACACAAAAGCGATAAATCTCCTTGAGGTCAGGTTAACAACCGCCGAAGGGAAGATAGTCGTACTGCGTAGCGATGTTGATTACTTGCTGGATGAGGTTATCGATATTCAGGCGCATCTGGTCACTGTTGACAAAAGACTGGATGGCGTAGAAAGCGATGTATCTGACATTAAGAGTGATTACGTATCGAAAACCGTAACAGAATCGCAGTCTCTTGCGTCACCGCTGGATGTAAAAACATCATATTCAGTTGATGGAATTCAGGTTGTTGGAGCAAGAAATACCGGATGGACTGCAGCCACAGGTACGCCACTTCTTGGCTCATTCAACGCTAACCAGTCATACACTGTCGGCACTACGTACACACAATCCGAAGTCGCAGCTCTCGCTACAGGTTTGCAGCAGGCGCGGCAGCGTATTCTGGCGCTTGAAACAGCACTTAGATTACATGGGCTGATTGACTGATGATTACATTCAAACCAACGCGAAACATCGACCTGATAGAAGCCGTGGGAAATCACCCCGACATTATCGCTGGTAGCAACAACGGTGATGGATACGACTACAAGCCTGAATGCCGTTACTTTGAGGTTAACGTGCACGGTCAGTTTGGCGGCATTGTTTACTATCAGGAGATTCAGCCGCTTACATTCGATTGCCACGCCATGTACCTGCCAGAGGTTCGCGGATTCAGCAAGGAAATCGGGCTGGCGTTCTGGCGATACATTCTGACTAACACCACCGTTCAGTGCGTCACATCGTTCGCTGCACGCAAATTCCGCCACGGGCAGATGTACTGCGCAATGATTGGCCTTAAGCGTGTAGGAACCATCAAGAAATACTTCAAAGGCGTGGATGACGTGACGTTTTACAGCGCCACACGTGAAGAACTAATCGACTTCCTGAATCACGGGAGATAGCCATGTTATATGCATTTAAGCTGGGCAGAAAACTGCGCGGCGAGGAACCGTATTGCCCTGAAAAAGGCGGGAAAGGTGGCAGTTCTGATAAAAGTGCAAAGTATGCCGCAGAAGCTCAGAAGTATGCCGCAGACCTGCAAAATCAGCAGTTCAACACCATCATGAACAACCTGAAGCCGTTTACTCCTCTGGCTGGGAAGTATGTCGGCAGCCTTGAGAACTTATCGTCTCTGGAAGGGCAAGGTCAGGCACTTAACCAGTATTACAACTCTCAGCAGTATAAAGACCTTGCTGGTCAGGCTCGCTATCAGAGTCTGGCGGCAGCGGAAGCAACAGGTGGATTGGGTTCCACCGCAACCAGTAATCAGTTAGCAACAATCGCACCAACGCTTGGTCAGCAATGGCTGTCTGGACAAATGAACAATTACAACAACCTGGCAAATATCGGTCTTGGCGCTCTTCAGGGACAGGCAAACGCCGGGCAAACATATGCCAACAACATGAGTCAGATTTCACAGCAAAGCGCGGCGCTGGCGGCGGCAAACGCCAACCGACCGTCAGCATTGCGGCAGGGTGTTAGTGGTGCTGCATCCGGTGCGCTTTTGGGTGGTGGTATAGCCAGTGCTCTCGAGCTATCAACTCCGTGGGGTGCTGGTATCGGTGCTGGTCTTGGTCTGCTTGGTTCGCTGTTTTAAGGGGTAATCAATGGCTACTTGGCAACAGGGTATTAATTCTGGTGGTTTTCTGGCTGGCATCGGTACGCAAAATGAGAATGCGCCAAAGGCAAGCGACATTAACGCAACGCTTGGTCTGATTCGCGAAAACAATGAACTGGCTCGATCAGGTGCAAATAACGTTGGTCTGACCGCGTTACGTGGTCTGGCTGGAGTTGCTGATATTTATAAGCAGCAGCAACAGCAGGAACGTAAAGCGGCATTCCAGAAAGGTTATGCGGATGCTTATGCGTCCGGCGACAGGGAGCAGATGCGTAATCTTATTACAGCATTCCCCGAAGAGTTTGAGGAAGTCCGTAAAGGCATGGGGTATGTCGATGACGCCCAGCGGAATGATTTTGGCAATCTGGCGCTCAAGGCTCAGGTAGCTTCGTCGCTTGGTCCGGGTGCATTTGGCAGGTTTATGATGGATAGCGAAAAGGAGATGCGTCGTTTAGGTATCCCTCCAGAAACTATTGCTGAAATGCAGGTTAATGACCCGCAGGGCTTCCAGCACTTTGCAGGTAATCTGGCACTATTTTCTCTCGGCCATGAGAAGTATTTCGATATCAAAGATCAAATGGAGGGGCGTCGACTTGAGCAAGGGCGATTGGATGAAAGCATCCGTCAGGCTGACATGGAGAATGCGAGAGGATGGGCAAATATCCAGAACGCTCAACTAGACAGGGCTCAGCGGGCACAAATGCACTCAGATGAGATGGGATTGAAGCTAATGGAGCTGGGGCAAAAAGGTAAGCCGTCAGCAGACTTAATTAAGGGATTAAATTCTGACATTACCAATTTTGGCAAAAATTATAACTCTGTCAGAGCGGCGGCAAACTCTCTGCAAGCCCTTAGCAAGGTAAATACTGGCGCTGCCCAACTTGGGATTATCTTTAATTACATGAAGTCTCTCGACCCTCAGTCAGTTGTTCGCGAAGGTGAACAGGTTCAGGTCATGCGCTCTGATGGCATATGGGGGCAGATAAAAGGATATGTAGACCAGCTTAATGCAGGGAATGGCTTGTCACAGGAAGCGAGGGATAACATTGTCAACGCAGCAAAAATTAACGCCAACGCTATGGGGCAGCAGTTTAACCAGCAGGTAGACGAATATCTGGATACGTATGGAGATACTATTCCTCAGGGGCTGAAAAAAAGTTTAGGGAGAAGGAAGGCCAAGCTATTTGACGATGTCCCAGCGCAGCCTACACCACAAGGTGGTAATGGGCAGACAAAAGCTGCGCCAAGTGGGATATCAGAAGGCGCGACGGCAACGAACCCTAAAACTGGTCAGAAACTCATTTATAGGAACGGACAATGGCAACCGATGTAGGTTTACCCGAAGGCTTTGTTCTCGATAATCAGCCTGATAACTCACAGCTTCCTGATGGCTTTGTGCTTGATTCCCAACCAGAACAGCAGCAATCTCCTTTGGTTTCACCAGAGGAAAATTCCAGACAGGAAAATGTTGTTAATAATGCTAACGGTTTCGACCGTTTTATGTATGGCGTTCTCAGTGGATTGATGGATGTTGGTAAAGGTGTTGGCCTGTTTCAGGACATGACACCAGAAGAGCAAGCCGCAATTCAGTCTCTACAGCAGAAGTTAGCGGCAAAACCATCAACCGCACAAGATGTTGGTGAGTTCGTTGGACAAGCAGCACCATTTGTTAGTGGTGGTGGGATTATTTCTCAGGTTCCGAAAGGGGCGGCAAGGCTGGCTGCCGCCGCAGGGCTTGGTGCTGGAGAAGGGGTGAACCGCCCCGGGTTTCCTGGAGAGTGTTTTATCTGTGAACTCAGGCTGCCAGATCATCGTTTCCGATGGAAGCATAATAAGCTTTTTCTGCTTCTGCCGGAGGAGTATGGCCCAGCCTTTCCAGCAATCGTCGATTGTTATACCAGTCCACCCACGTGAGTGTGGCCAGTTCCACTTCTGCACGGTTTTTCCAGCTCTTACGGTGTATTACCTCCGCTTTGTAAAGGCCATTGATGCTCTCCGCCATCGCGTTGTCAT